GGTGGAGTCACTATGGAAAGAGCAACTCAATATGCTGCCGAAGGATTAGACCTTGCAACAGGTCTTACTAAGTTTGGACAAGTTGCTGCTGCAGCACCAAGAGTTAATGTGCTGTCTGAATTAACTGCTAACAAACAATTGGCATTAACTCAAGCAGAACTTGAATCAGCCGTAATAGGAAAGAATGCATCTCAAATACGTAAGATGGAGCAACTAGCCGAAGAAGAAGCAGCCAGATACCGAGGCAGTTCTGGAACTTCAAAGGTATCCTTAAAAAGCCCAGGCGGCGGTTTCTAAATAAATAGAATCCTGTGTGACCAACCAGCCCACACAGCGTAGAAGACTGGTAGCAAGAGCCAGACCGATTCCCCGATTGGGACCTGTGGCTTGCGATTCAAACGAATAGAAGGGTGGACAGTTGCTATGAGCAACAACTACTGGGATGATGACGAAGACGACCTAGATACCGACAATGATGTGCAATTGGACGGCAGTGACTTACTTAAAAAGTTACGTAAAGCCAAGCGTGCAGATGAAAAGCGTATCAAAGAACTCACTGAGCAACTTGAGGGATTCTCCAAGTCGCAGCGTGAGCGAACAGTCAAAGAAGTCCTAGAAAAACGCGGTGTTAATCCAAAGGCTATACGACTGATTCTGAAAGATATAGATGATGTTAGCGAAGAGTCAGTTAATAACTGGCTTGAAGATAACGGAGATTTATTCGGACTCAATGTTAGCCCCGAAGCACCTGCAGAAAATGATATTGACCGTGCCGCATTAAGGCAACAAGATATTGTGACACAAGGTGCATTATCACCAAACCGAGCAGATGATTATTTGATGAAATTAAACAACGCCGAAAGCGCTGAAGAAATCATCGCAATGATTAATGCTCAAAACTAATCATAGTTTCTAGTCACTTGGAGGTGACGCAATGGCATATGTATCAACAGCCTCAGATAATCTCGGAGGAACCGCTGGTGGTGCTGGTCTAGTTCAGAAGGCGTATGACCGTCTTCTAGAATTTGCTCTCCGTTCAGAACCCCTAATTCGTTCTGTCGCAGATAAGCGCCCAGCAAAGCAAGCAATCCCAGGTTCAACAGTCGTTCTACAACGCTATGTTGACCTATCAACAGCAACAACAGCATTAACAGAAACAACTGACCCAGATGCAGTAGCAATGTCTACACCAACATCTGTAACCATTACTCTTAACGAGTATGGTAACTCAGTTCTTGTTACTCGTGCGTTGGAACTCTTCAGCCTTGCTGATGTAGACCCAGCAATCGCTAACATTATTGCATTCAACCTAGCAGATTCTATTGACTCAGTTGCGATGACTACTCTTCGCGGTGGTTCAAACGTAATCTACTCAGGTTCAACTGCAACATCAACAGCAACAATTACTGCTGCTGCAACAATCTCTTCTGCTAACATTCGCCGCGCTGTGGCTAAGTTACGCGCTAACAAGTCAGTTGCTCGCAAGGGTTCACTCTACTGGGCTGGTATCCACCCAGAAGTTTCACACGACCTTCGCGCTGAAACAGGCTCTGCTGGATGGTTGCTTCCAAACCAATACGGTTCTGCACAAGACCGCATCTGGGCTGGAGAAATCGGACAATATGAAGGTGCATACTTCGTAGAATCTGCACGTCTTTACAACGCAACAGATGGTGCTTCATCAGCACGCAACTACCGCACAATTATCTGTGGACAACAAGCACTTGCAGAAGCAGTTGCTGAAGAGCCACACGTAGTTATCGGACCAGTCGTTGACCGCTTGATGCGTCACCGTCCAATGGGTTGGTATGGAGTTCTAGGCTTTGCTCGCTACCGCGAAGAAGCACTATTCCGTATTGAATCAGGTTCATCAATCGCATAGTTGATTGAAGGTAGACCAGGGGCTTCGGCTCCTGGTTTACATTGAGTCCACTAAGGAGAACTATGGCTAATTACACATTCAAGACACCAGTGGTTAAAGAAGCACCTATTGGTCTTCATCGCCTGTTCTACTTTTTCAAAGGCGACAAGGGAATAACAATCATCAAGAATGGTGGAACTTATTCTCAGGTTCGTTTTATACTAGACGAAACATTAGATGACTACACCGAAACTTATCGTGGTGGTTATGAGTATACAGTTGACGATACTACAAAGGCAGCACTTATCGCTGGTGGCGTAGGAGTCACAGAGGCAAACTTCACAGCACAATAGGGGACAATATGAAACACTGGGAATACCATCCAGTCTACGATGAGACTTGCTTCGGATGTAAAGCGGGAACGCTGCAGATGAATGCAGGAGATGCAACAAGAGATATACCAGATAAGAAATGGAATGCAGAACTGCAAGCCTACAGAGATGCTAGGGACCAGGGAATGCAACCAGCAGGAACAAGTATGCGACATATACAAGAAGCATACAAAGCCTCAGAGACTTTGGGTAAAGCCTATAACTCAGAGACTATGCCTAAAGCAAAAGATATAAATACAAAATCCGTAGAAGTTCTCAAAGAGATAGGACAAATATAATGCCAAAAGTTGGAATGAAAGAATTTGCATACACACCAAAGGGTATGGCAATGGCTAAGATGGAAGCCAAGAAGACAGGTAAGCCAATGAAGAAGGTTGTCAAAAAGACAATGAAGAAGATGGGCAAGAAGAAGTAATAATGTCAGACCCAAGATTAAAGCGAGCAGGGGTGTCAGGGTTTAATAAGCCTAAGCGCACCCCTAATCACCCTGAAAAATCACACGTTGTTGTGGCTAAAGTTGGAGATAAAGTAAAGACCATCCGCTTTGGTCAACAAGGAGTTACTGGAGACAAGACTCCTACTGCTCGTCAGAAATCATTCAAGGCACGTCACAGAGCAAACATTGCTAAAGGTAAAATGAGTGCCGCATATTGGGCAGACAAGGTTAAGTGGTAATGAAGAAGAAAGCATTTTGGGATAAAAAGAATCCTAATAAAAAATCAACACCGCTTACTCCAGCACAAAAGACTAAGGCTAAGGCTGCGGCTAAAAGGGCTGGACGACCTTATCCAAATCTTATAGACAACGCAGCAGCCAAAAGAAAATAACAAAGGTGGGGACAATGCAAGAATCAGTAGCAATCGCCTGGTGCGATAACGGTATGGTTGATGGCAAGTTTATGCAAGGTGTTACCGATGTATTACTTAAGTCTGGTATTACATTTAATGCCTCACTGCGAAGCCAGGGCAACCAGATAGCAAGACAACGACAGACAGTAATTGAATACTGGTATGACAAGACTGATTATGAATGGCTACTATGGGTAGACTCAGATGTAGTAATCAGCCCAGATACGTTCAAGTTACTATGGGATAGCAAAGACGTTAAAGAACGCCCAATGGTTACTGGTGTTTACTTCACCACAGATAACCCTGAAGAACCTTTGATGGTTCCAATGCCTACCGTATTTAGTTTTACTAATGATGGCGAAGGCGGATTTGGATTAGCAAGAGTTCATCCACTTCCAGAGAACAAGTTAATGAAGGTTGATGCAGCAGGTATGGGATATGTCTTGATGCACCGCAGTGTGGTTGAGAAGGTCCGCGCTGTAGCCCCAGAGGGGCAGATGTTTATGGAGATGGGCAGAGGCACTAAGTTCATAGGTGAAGATATATTCTTCTTCGCTCTATGCGACAAGGCTGAGGTTCCACTTTACTGCCATACGGCAGCCACTGCTCCACATATGAAACGCTTTTCATTAGATGAGCATTACTACAAAGCATTCTTTGGTAAGCCTAAAGAAGCACCTAAGTCAAAACTGATTACACCTAGATAGGAAAACAAATGGCACTTGGCAGAGCAGGTAGCAGCCTTACAGCAGAACTTAATCGTCTTGCTGGCATTACTGATATAACAAAATTCCTTGATGAACAAGGTGCTGCTAATAAGTGGGCTTCAACTACTGGTATGCCAACTGTCGGCGCTTTGAATATTAAGGCATCATCATCTAGGACAAGAGATAAGTTCAAAGACTTAGATGGTATTTGTAATGAACTTGCTGGAACAACTGGCTTGGCAGCCCCTGCAGCCTTAAGGAGCATAGACGCGTGACGACTACACTAACAGACATTATTGATGAGGTTCAACTTAACCTTTCAGGTTATACCTTTAACCAGGACAGAGCGACCTACCTTCGCGCTGCTGTATCTACAACAACATCAAGCAGTGCAGCACCTACCATTCTTGAACTAGGTTCTACTGAAAACGTAGGTAAAGGTGTAATTGAAGTTGGTGAAGAGTTAATGTTTATTGATTCATTTGACCGTATTTCTAACACAGGAACTATTGCCCCTTGGGGTAGAGGCTACCTTGGAACTACTGCTACAACCCACGCACTAGATTCAAAGGTTACTATCTCACCTACATTCCCACGCTATGTAATCAAGAAGGCAATCAACGATACTATCAGAGCCACAGGCTCTAGCATCTTTGCTGCTAAGTCAACTAGTTTTGTATTTAACCCAGTTCAAACAACTTATGAATTTAATAACTTAAATATTCAAAATATTCTAACCATTATGTGGCAATCAGTTGGTCCATCTGAAGAATGGATTCCCGTTCGCCGTTGGTCTTGGGACTCATCAGCAGATGCTACAGCCTTTGGAGCAAATGCCCAGACAGTAACTATTGGTGATTTCATTACTCCTGGTAGAACTGTAAAGGTTATCTATGCCACAGACCCAGAAGCATTTACAACCAACGTTCAAGACTTCTCAACACAAACTGGTCTACCAGAATCTTGTAAAGATGTCATAACCCTTGGCGCTGCTTATCGTTTACTTACCTACCTTGACCCAGCACGTGCTGCACAGGTTAGCCCACAGGCAGACGAGACAGATGCTAAGCGCCCATATGGTTCATCTCAATCTGCAACCAAACAACTTTACGCTCTATATACACAACGCTTGAACGAAGAAACACAAAGACAACAAACGCTCTATCCAATCCGCGTCCATTACAGCCGATAGGTAACTAAATGACAACTAGAAAATATTCCTCCAAAGCCCAGCAAACAACGCTGACTTCGCCTATTACCTCTACGGCTACATCAATGACAGTTGTTAATGGTGCAGCAGTTATGGGTGGTAAAACACTTACTGGCACACAGACCTATACAGTGGTGATTGACCCTGATACAGCCCTTGAAGAAATTGTAGACGTTACCTTATACGCTTCTGGTAACACACTAACAATTGCTAGAGGTATTGACTCAGCATCTCCTGGCACTGGTTCTGCCCACTCTGCTGGCGCAGTCGTGCGACATATGGCAATTGGTAGAGACTACCAAGAAGCCAATGACCACATTGAGGCAAGCGCAGCAGTTCACGGATTAGCAGGAACTGTAGTTGGAACCACTGATACTCAGACTCTGACTAACAAGACTTTGACTGCACCAATAATTTCTAGTCTTACTCTTGGTGATGGCAACATTGTATTTGAAGGTGCTACTGCTAATGCTTTTGAAACAACCCTTACAGTTGTGGACCCAACAGCAGATAGAACAGTAACTATCCCAGATGCCACTACAACTTTAGTTGGCACAGATACTACTCAGACACTTACAAACAAATCTTTAACTAGCCCAACCATTACTGGCACAGGTGCTATTGCTGGAACCTTTACAGGCAACCTTACTGGTAACGTAACTGGTGACGTATCAGGCTCTTCAGGTTCTACAACAGGTAATGCGGCAACTGCAACCGCTTTGGCTACTGCCCGTAATTTCCAATTAACTGGAGATGTAGAAGCATCAGCCGTATCTTTTGATGGCACTGGCAATGTAAGCCTTACAACCGTAATTGGCACTGGTGCTATAGTCAATGCTGACATTAACGCATCTGCTGCTATTGATAAGACAAAGATTTCAGGCACAGCAATTACTGCTGGAGATACAGGCACAGTTACATCAACTATGATTGCTGACGGCACTATTGTCAACGCAGATATAAATGCTAGTGCTGCTATTGCTAAGACTAAATTAGACCTTGGTGGAACTATTACTTCTGCCGACTTGGTAGATGGAACTATTGTAGCCTCAGATATTGCCAATGGAACTATCACTGCAGCCAAGATGGTTACTGACCCTTATGCCCGTGCTAACCACACTGGCACACAACTAGCAGCAACTGTATCTGACTTTGACACACAGGTAAGAACATCTCGCTTAGACCAGATGGCTGCGCCTACTGGCTCAGTATCTCTCAATAGCCAGAAGGTAACATCTCTTGCTACACCTACAGATAACGCTGATGCTGCTACCAAACTTTACGTAGATACAAAGGTTGCAGACCTTGTTAACTCTGCACCTGGAACGCTAGATACTCTTGGTGAAATTGCCACAGCAATCCAAGCAGGTGGAACTGTCTATGACTCTTTTGTCCTAAAGTCAGGCTCTACTATGACAGGTGCTCTTACCTTGTCAGGTGCTCCTTCATCTAATCTACACGCTGCCACTAAGGCTTATGTAGATACTGTTGCTGGTTCTGCTACGGCTGCTGCAGCCTCTGCTACCGCTGCTGCGGCATCTTATGACTCCTTTGATGATAGATACCTTGGAGCCAAGGCTTCTGCTCCTAGCGTAGACAACGATGGT